AATCGTCCAATTGGTCGTAGCATGGCATATAAGATATTAAGTGGAGCAGCGGCAGAGTTTGGGTTAGATGAAATAGGAACCCATACGTTAAGGAAAGACGTATGGGTATCATATGTACATGCAAACGAAAAACATAGCATTACTTATGGAAATATTTAATCATTCGTCAGAGAAGGTTACGTTACGTTATATAGGTGTAAATCAAGATGCAATGGATAAAGCAATGATTAGGTTTAAAATCTAAGCATTGCTTATTTCTTTTAAATCTAAAGGTATCGTAGTATTTTGAAAAAAAACACGTTAAAAGTATGCAAGATTTTATACAGTTTTTCGGCTAATCCAGTAACAAACAAGAACCCTAAATCCACGTAAGGATAGGAATGTATAAAAAGATGCATAGGGTTATAGAAAAAGGCGGATTTCTTTTGAAAGTAGGGATTCGCCTTTTTCTTGCTACCGATAATGATACGTTATGTTAACCGAGCATGTATATGATATACAGAGAGGAGTAGCTCTAATTAGTATGGAATACAACCTTAAAAACATCATTTACTCGGGAGGCTATGTATGGACAAAGAATATGAAGAAGCATTTGTCAAAAAATTTTTTTCTAAGAGATTACGTGACAGAGTTCTATTTGAATTATTTTCTCCTAAAAAAAGAAGAGATGCCTTATGGCGTTTAAATCATAACTACAACGTTGTCTTGAATGCAAAATATATCACAAGCATCACACAACGTATAGCTAACACCGACGAACTCCTACAATTATTAAAAAATTATGGTGCCGAGGATAGCTGTTATGTTATGTCCTTAAACGAAGATGTAGACGGTAGGCACTTGCCTTTACACATTGCGGTAGAAAAAATAGCTTTCTATGGTTTGTCTTCTATCATTTCATGTGTTCCAGACAAACTTGCATATTTTCAAGCTGAGCAAGATTACGGATCCCGTGAGAGATATCTTTTAAAAAGAAATTAAAAATGCTTGGAACATTTTTTTATAAATTGACTTCCGGTAACGAAAATTATGTAAATAAGCTGTCCATATGGGCGGCTTATTGGATTTTTTTACTTAAAGTGTTTTTCTTCAAAAATGCTGGAGGCACCCCTATACAGTTACTCATAAATTTCGTACTGTGTAACTCGAAAGAGAAAGTTTAATTATGTCAATGATAGCAAGGGATTCAGCGAAGGGGTCAGTTACACACAATATAAGATATGGGTAAGTGGTAGTATCAAGGAATTGAATGGTGTATATACATAAATATAAAATGCAAGGGGGAGGTAATTGTGATTCATGTTAAATGAAGAACTATTAGAAGTAATAATTAAATACAAAAGGAATACTGGAAGAAATCCTGATATGTTAAAGCTAAATCCAAATTATTTTAGAAATATTCTAGAAGAATTGAATTATCCACATTGGATTATTAAAAAGAAAATGACAGAAATGAAAAAAAGTATATTCGGAGTACCAGTGGAATTAACAGATGCAGTGGAAAAATTTGAGCTATGAAAACGTTGGCAGAGTCGTGACCGTTTTTTGGCAGGAAATGTGTCGGTTATTTTGGAATTAATGTGTTATATTTGTATTGTGGGAAGTGGCGGGAAACACAACTCATTATGTTGTTTTTAAAATTCTAAACGGTTCGTAATGATGGCGCATAAAATCCGAAACCAACAGATGGTAACGATTGAATGATACCGTTATTAAGGAGAGCTTTTGCTCTTCGTCCAGTTACTTAATAATGCATAAAAAGATTGGTGCAGCAATATTAGGTGATTGGAAGAAGGGTAAAACTTCATTTACCGTAATTAAAATACAAATAAATAATTGATATCAGAGCATCCATAACGGTTGCTTTTTTCTTTGTTATATAGAAATTACACATTAAACGTATTTAAATACTGTTTTAGGTATAACATGAATTGACATCAATGGTACAGATATTAGATGTTAAATGTACCGTGAAACTCTTGGAAATACAATGATGGGAAATTATAATGATATTGGTATATTACGGGAGAAGGCGGAATTGTAGGAGTAAAGGGAATGTGCCCAGGTTGCATACCATATTGACCATATGAATGATATTGAAGTAAATGTTGCCAAGTCGCAGCTGGAGCTACAAAAGCAATCCTCATCGGGAAGGGATTCATAATATAATCACTCCTAAAGTAGTATTCATGTAATAGGGTATGCGCTTACTGAATATAGATGTGCACAATCTAGGTCTATAAACATAATAATCAATGAACAGAAAAATAGGGTTACTAATCTTATAATGTGTCCATTATGGTTGTTTTATTTTACTATATAGATAGAACAAACATGTGTATAGCAATTATAGCAGGCGCTGCCGTGTTCTGGTTGGCGTCTTGTTTGTGGTTAAGGAAAGGTCAGCCCAAACGTGTTGCATTTTACAAAACAAACTCAACACAAACCAAATATTGTAAAGAAGTTTCAAAAAACCATCTAATGTAACACATCATATATTTTGTTACATTAGATTCGAGGGAATAAAAGCTGTTATATCAACGTTTTTATCCATTTGTAAAAATAACTACCATATTTTATGTAACATATTGTATAATGAAGATACATATAATGTAACATAACGTATGGAGGGGTAAAGAATGAAGTTTGTGCAACCAATTCGAGATAAGAAAAAATTAGAAGAAGTGAAAGAGGTTTTACGTCGCCAGTCTTATCGTGATTTGTTTTTATTTGAAATGGGAATCAATACAGGTCTAAGAATTAGTGACTTATTAAAGTTACATGTAAATGATGTGAAAGAAAGAACTCACATTGTTATTAAAGAACAGAAGACTGGAAAAGAGAAACGTTTTATTATCAATACAACGTTAAGAGAAAAAATAAATGAGTATGTAAATGGAATGAACGAAACAGATTGCTTATTTGCTTCTAAAAAGACAGGGAAACCGATCACAAGAATACAAGCTTATCGAATCATGAACGCTGCTGCTGAAAAAGTAGGTCTTGATGAAATTGGAACGCATACTCTTAGAAAAACTTTTGGATACCATTATTACCAAAAGACAAAAGATGTAGTAATGCTACAAACAATCTTTAATCATTCTGCTCCATCTATTACATTACGTTATATAGGAATCCAACAAGATGAGATAGATAAATCATTAGAAGATTTCAGTTTGTAATATACAGCTAATAGAAGGATGTACTTATAAGTTTTTCATAATAATTTTCTCTTCTTTTTGAATTGCTGGATAAAACATTTATATTCAAATATATAAGCGTACAGTCTCAATTTTATTGTTGTTGTTTATTATGTATATGGAATAAATACACATATCATATACATGAAAGGATTGTTTGTGATGGATCTTGAATATCATGAAAATGAAATAATTGATGACAATGTTGATACTGATACTCGTGAATATAGGGTAGATAAATTTGTGGATTTTTGTTGTACGATTGATTTACCTCCAGGATTTGAAGTAGTTGATAGTGTGCAACATCGATTTTTATATACGACTGATTGCTTAGATATAATTATAGAGGATGAACCAATATGTTGTAATACTAAGTGCGGACCAGTAAATGGTGTTTGTCATAATGCAAGGATAATAGGTTGTATTCCATATGTAGCAAATATAGCAGTTACTTCTGAATGTGGTGGCGCGATTACCGGGGTGGTATGTGATAATGCAACTACAGATGGAAGTAACATAGGATATATTTGTTGTAAAGGAAGTATATGTGTAAATGAACTAATTGCTAGTAGTACTGAAAAGATTAATATACCAAACAATTTAGATTGTAATTTAGTTAAATTAATTAATTTTGGTGTATCAGGATCTCAAACTATAAATTTTTGCAATCGTCAGATTACATGCCAACAAAGAACTGTAGTTGGGACTATTAAACTTCCAGATATCACCGTTAATCATACGCCATGTTAATTGTGAAAACGTCATTTAATTAAAAGATTTTTATTGAATCCCTGCACATATTGTGGGGATTTTATATATATGAGGTGGTGTAAATAGAAGAAACTATAAACGTTCCTACATGCTCTGTTTGTAATGAACCCTGCATGTGGACCTTAAAAATGCCATTAACTATTACTCATTTTGATAAAACATATCTCCGTGAAGCGAATACAGATAATGCTCATATATGCATTGAGTGTTTAGAGAAGGAAGTGCAAACAATTGGATAAGGGGGCAGGTGTTATGTAATTATGGCCAGACAACGAAGTCCAGACCGTAACAAGGCGTATGAAATATTTAAAGAACATAATGGTGATATTACGAATCGTAAAATTGCTGAATTGTTGTCTACATCCGAAAAAACTGTAAGTGAAAAAACGGTTGGCGGATGGAAATCCAAAGATGGATGGATAGACAAATTAAATGGAGTACTCCATAAAAATGAACGGAGTACTCCAAAGAAAGATGCGGAGTACTCCAAAAAGAAACCAGGAGCACCCAAAGGTAATAAGAATGCTATAAACAATCGTGGTGGAGCCAAAAAGGGTAATAAAAATGCTGTCGGTAATTCCGGTGGCGCTGCTCCACTGCGTAATGGTAATGCTGCTACTCATGGTTTATATAGAAAGTATTTACCGCAAGAATTATATGATTTAAAAGAAGAGCTAGAGGAAGCAATTAACAATGATCCTTTATCGATTCTATGGGAGAGTATAATGCTGCATCATGCTCAAATTATTCATGCTCAACGTATTATGTTCGTTAAAGACAACGAAGACATGACAAAGGAACTGCGGAAAAACAAACTTACCGAAAGCGGCTATGAGGAAGAGTGGGAGATTCAATTTGCTTGGGATAAGCAAGCTAGTTTCTTAAATGCTCAATCTAAAGCACTTTCTACATTATCTGCTCTTATTAGAGATTTTGATAGATTAGCAAATATAGATGATGAGCGAAGGGCCAAACTTGAATTTATCCAGGTACAAATCGACAAAATTAAATCTAATACTAATAATGATGATAACGATATTGAGCCAGTTGTCATTGTAGACAATATCAGTGGTGATTTAAATGTCTAAAAAGCAAATCGCTGAAATACTTCCACCAGCGTTTCATCAAGTATGGTTAGCCCGTAAATGTGAAGCGATATTAAAAATAGTTTGTAAAGGCGGTCGTGGTTCTGGTAAATCTACTGATATATCTATTTGTATTGTGATGGATATTATTCAGTTTCCTGTTACAGTTCTTTGTATACGTAAAGTAAAGGATACAATAAGAGAATCCTGCTATGAGCAAATAAAAGAAGCTATAGAAATACTAGGTGTAGAGCATTTATTTCGTTTTAAAGAAAGTCCAATGGAGATTATCTATAAACCGCGTGGAAATAAAATTATATTCCGTGGCGCTGATGATCCTGCAAAAATCAAATCTATTAAGATAGCAAAGTATCCAGTTGCTATTGCATGGTTTGAAGAGTTGGCCGAATTTAAATTAGAAGAAGATGTTTCTACTATAGAGAAGTCTATTTTACGTAAAGAATTACCGAATGGATTGCGATATAAAATATATTACTCGTATAACCCACCGAAGAGAAAACAGTCCTGGGTTAATAAGAAGTTTGAAACGCAATTCAAGCCAAAGAATACATTTGTACATCATAGTACATATCATGATAATCCTCATATTTCTAAGCAGTTCGTGGAAGAAGCAGAAGAAACAAAAAGGCTTAAACCACAGCAATATGAACATGAATATGAAGGGAAACCGACAGGCAGCGGTGTTGTTCCATTTAGTAACCTTACATTCAGACGTATTACAGATGAAGAAATCAAATCATTTGATAATATACGTCAAGGGATTGACTGGGGTTATGGGAATGACGCACTGTCTTTTGGTCGTATGCATTATGATAAAACGCGCAGAAAGCTTTATATATTCGGTGAAATACATGGCGTTAAAATCAGTAATCGCTCATTAGCTGAAAAGATTAAACAACTTGGTTGGGATGACGTCGAGATAATCGCGGATTCATCGGAACCAAAATCGATTGATGAAATGAAAAATGATCATGGTATCAAGAAAATCAAAGGTGCGGTTAAAGGGCCTGGTTCTGTTGAATACGGTGAAAAATGGTTGGATGATTTAGAAGAAATCATAATTGATCCGGAGCGTTGTCCAAAAACTGCAGGAGAATTCGAAAATATTGATTATGAAGTTGATAAAGACGGTAATCCAAAAAATAGATTACAAGATAAAGATAATCACAGTATCGATATGACCCGTTACGCATGTGAGGACGATATGAGTAAACGTAAAGTAGTTATGGGTGGGAAAGTTAAAAGAGTGTAGTCGGACATTTATTGTTCGGCTATTTCTTTTGCTCCCTATTAATAGAAGAAAGGAGGACATACAAAGGATATGAGCGACAAGAAAACCATAAAGAATGTAAAAGTATTTAGTATAAATAAAGCTGCAGATGCTCCAAAGAATAAGGAAGATAACAGTAAACAAATGGCAGTTGACCCATTCGCACAAATATATGGAGATAGGGGATTGGTTAAGCCTCCTTATGATATGAAGGTACTGATGGATATAAAGGAAAGTAACCCTATTCATTCTGCTTGTATTAGCGCGAAAGTGGATGATATTGCAGGTGTTGGCTTTGACTTCGCGCCTTTTGAAGAAGTGAAAGAAGCAGCAAGCCAGGAGCAATATGAAATGCTAAAAAATTTCATGCGGAAGTGCAACCCAGAAATGACAAGTTCAGAAATTCTTAGAGCTGTATGGGAGGATTATGAAACAGTTGGTTGGGGCATTATTGAAGTTGTTCGCGATAATAAAGGTGAAAGTCCAGTAGAACTTTACCATATACCGGGACATACAGTACGTGCTCATAAGGACAAAATACGCTTTGCTCAAATCGTAAACAATAAAGAAATATGGTTTAAAAAGTTTAATTATCCAGATGATTATCATCTTGCTGATGGTAGGCCTTTAGGTGCAGATGATCTTGCAGGAAATGGAACAGAAAAAGCCGGAGAAGTAATTGTTATTCGTAAATTTGGTTCTCGTTCTTCTTATTATGGAATACCTAATTACGTTAGTTCTATAGGTTCAATAGTGGGTTCGCAAGCAGCAAGAGATTACAATATCGACTTTTTTACAGGCAAGACCATCCCGGATTCCATTTTATTTCTTGAGGGAGTCGATGAAGTAGATTCTGGAACAGAAAATGAACTGAAAGCATTCTTCTCTGCAGAAACAAAAGGAGAACATCATAAATTAGCCGTTGTACCTGTGCCAGATGGTGCGAAAGCAAGGTTAGAAAAGATTAGTCCAGATGTAAAAGAAGGTAGTTTCCGTTTATATAAACAGGATAGCGCAATGGAGATATGTGTGGCCCATCGTGTACCGCCTTATCGTATCGGCTGGGCTATGACAGGTTCATTGGGGCAAACAACTGCTAAAGAAATGAACGAGATGTACAAGCGCTCTATTATAGAGCCTGGTCAAGAAATCCTAGAGCATCGATTGAACAATCAATTGTTCCGTGTATTCGCTGAAATACTAGGTAGTTTAGATTGGTATTTCAAATTAAATGAAATTGATACGGATGACCGTGAAGCAGATTTAAAGTATGCAAAAGACAGTTATGAGGGTGGAATATTAAAACTGAACGAGTCTCGTAAAGTAGTAGGTTATGAACCTGTACCAGAAGGAGATAAATTCTTTGATGGTACAACTGAACCTTCTCTACCGGAACCAATTGCAAAAGCTGCAGATAATGAGCAAGAGAACATAATTGCTATTAATGCATTTAGGGAAAAGCATGAAGAAATAGAGAAAGCTATGCAAAAGAAGGTAGCTGATTTTTTTCAGAGCAGGGAAAAAGGCTCTTAAACCTGCTTCCCGTAATTCATATTAATAAAGCAGATGAAGAGATTGATCTTGTAATTGCAGAAGCAGAAGTTGATGAATTTCTGGATAGTGTTGATTGGGATGAGGAACGACAAATGTTTGTTGATGAAGTCACGGACACACTACAGGATGATGTAACGGAGTTTGTACAGAGTACTATAGCTTCTAACGGTTTAACCTGGATGGTATTAGATCCAATTGGTGACGTTGCTGCAAAATGGGTAGCTACTTACGCTTTTGAATTAGCAAAGGGAATCCATGAAACCACTAAAGATAGATTAAGAGAAACAATGCTAAAGAATCTTAGTGAAGGAATGGGTGTTGATGCATTAAGTGTTTCCATTGCAGATGTAATGTCAGAAGCAAGCAACTACAGAGCAATGATGATTGCACGTACAGAAACTACATATGCAATGAATTACGGCAATTTAATTGCTTATAAGGGCGCAAATAGAAACAAGAAAACATGGCTTACAGGAAACGATGAGCGTGTTTGTAAAGAATGTGGTGGTTTACATGGAGAAACGGTAGATATTGATGATCTATTTAGTAATGGAAAGATGTGCCCACCAGCTCATCCGCATTGCCGATGTACTATGATTTCAGAAGAGTAATAAAATACACCTATTTAATTGGGGTTTCATCGTCAAAACGTATAAGGCTTTAAATTGGCTGCTATGCGTTTTGACAGTGGAACCCCAATATTTATAGGGAAGGAGGTAAAACGATGGGATACGAACTAAAAAACGCCAATATCAGTTATGTTTCATTAGTTACAAAGGGCGCAAACGGTCGTCAATTTGCCATTATGAAAAGTGAATCTGCTAAACAACCAAATATATCAAAGCAAGTTCCAATCCTTAAAACAGAAGAAGAGAAGCAGCTTGTTACAGGTGTGGTATATGAACCAGATGTAGAAGATTCGCACGGGGATACAATGACTGCAGAAGAAATTGAAAAGGCTGCATATACTTTTATGGAAAATTACCAACACATCGATAAACAACACGATGAAATTGCTGGTAAAGGGACAGTTGTTGAAAACTGGATTGCTAAAAGTGATATGACAGTAGGCGAACAAGAAGTACAAGCAGGAACATGGCTTATGACGGTTCGTGTTGATGATGCAGACACCTGGGAAGAAATTAAAAAAGGTGAAGTTACCGGTTTTTCTATGGGTGGATTTGGTGAACGAGTAGAAATTGCCAAGACTGATGATTTTACTCATGAAGATAAAGGCCTTATTCGAAAGATGTTAGATTTCGTTAAAGGTGAAACTCACAAAATCACAAAAGGCGAAGTAAAAGACCGCTTTATTGATGAAAAACAAAAGCGTGATTTACGAGCTGTATTTAATTTGTTTGAAGATGTGTTCTATTGGGAGATTTGGGAAAGTAATCCCGATATCGATCGTATGGTAGCTGCTCTTGATGATATGAAGGACATACTTTCTTCTATTAAAGGTGGTTATACCATTGCGAAATCAGAAGACAGTGTACAAGCAGAAAGCATTGTTTTAGAAAGTATTAAAAAAGCGGGTAAAGTATTATCCCAAAAGAATCATACAAAATTAGATGAAGCATTAGCTTTAATTACTGAAATAAAAGAAGCTGCTTCACCACAGGAGGAAGATGAAATGAAAGCAGAAGATATTGCAGAGATTGTTAAACAAGCAGTAGAACCACTAGTTACTAAGTTAGAAAAGATTGAAAAACAGGTGAATGGTGAAGAGGTAGAACCGAAGCCAGAAGAGCAAACAGAGGAAGAAAAAGCTGCAGCAGTTATTCAAAAAGCATTAGAACCAATTACAAAACGACTTGAAAATATCGAAAATGCTGCTTCTATCCGTAAAGGTTTAGATCCAGATGAAGAAGTTACACCAGGACAACAACCAATAAAAAAATCAGTATTCTCAAATTTAAATTTGTAATATAAGGAGGAATAAACAATATGAACAATCAACAATTATTAAATCGTTTATCTAAAATTGAAAAAACAATTACTACAGGTTCAGTTTCTTCTGGTTTATTAAATCCAGAGCAAAGCAAAGAATTCTTTAGAATGGCATTTGACGCAACACCATTCTCTCAATTACATCGAAAAGAGATGCGTAAAGCAAAACAAGGTGTACTTGATAAAGTTGGTATTGGCGGCCGCATTCTACGTAAGAAAACAGAGAATAAAGATGAGGATTACCGTGCAGGTGTTAATACATCAACTATTCCATACAATACAAAAGCACTTCGTCTACCTTGGGAAATTACAGAAGAAACGCTGCGTGAAAATATTGAAGGTGAAGGCTTTGAAGATACTGTAATGACACTTATGTCAACTCAAACAGGTATTGATTTAGAGGATTTACACTGGAATGGTGATGTAGAATCATCTGATCCATTTTTATCAATTAACGATGGCTGGTTGAAGAAGATTCTAAAATCAAAAGAATCGCATATTATTGACCACGCTAAACTAGTAACTGGTACAGGGGAAGAAGCAAAAGCTAATGGATTTGGTAAAGGTTCGATTTTTGCTTTATCTGGTGTAATGCCAAATAAATATAAAAATAGTAACCTACGTTGGATTATGTCACCAAATCGTAGAGAAAAATGGATTGAATATTTAACAAACCGTCCAACTGGAGCGGGAGACGCTGCATTATTAGGAGCTGGCGATCAAGTAAATAAACCAATGGGTTACGGGATTGTTACAGTTCCTTCTTTATCAGATGACATTATTATTCTTGCAGATCCACGTAACTTTATTGCTGTTAACACATATGAAACTCGCATTCGTAAAACAACAGAAGGTAAATCTGCAGTAATGGAAGATAAACGATTTTATGTAATCCACTTTGATGATGATGCTGTAATTCAAGAAATGGATGCAGTAGCAATCCTAACAAATATTCCGGATACGTTTGGAGCTTAATATCCAGGCGTATTTTTTATGGGAACAAACCCTTTGTTATTAGGGTTTTGAATGTATACTTTTTTAATATTTTCTTGTTTTTAATAGAAAACGAGACGGAACCAATAAAACCAATAATACGAATGTAAACTTTCATTGATTAGTTTACATTCGAGAAAGGGGTGCCAATTATGAAAGTAGTTACGCTGCGATACGGTGGTACCTACACTGCTTATGGACAAAAGTTCAAGAATGGCCAAGAAGAAACAGTTGCAAATGATAAAGCTGATTATCTTGTAAGTACTGGACATTTTGAACTTGTAAAAGAAGTCGATAAGAAGGAGAAAGAAACATAATGGACATTACTATACAGGACATTAAAGACCGCGTAAATGTGCAGAAAATGCCCGATACGGTTATTCAAGAACTAATAGATTACTATACGGTTATTGTTAGGAAGTATTTAAGAGTTAAGCCGGAGAATCCAATGAAAGAAGTCATTCAAACAAGCAAACTAGCTTGGCTTTCTTTTCCTGCTGAATCTATAGCAAAAGTTACTCATGTTAGTTCTAAACAAGATATGATCGATTCTATTACTGTAAATGGGCGTATTGTTTATGGTTTATCCGAAAATCAGTTATATGAATTCGAATATAAGATACAAGATTATGATGATCTGCAGGTACTTATGAAGAAATGTATTATTGATTTGGTTGTTTCTGCAGTAGTTCGCGCTAACTTACAACGAAAAGGTATGAAGACATCGGAGAGTATTGGGGATTATTCGTACCAGATTAGCCCAGAAACGCTAGATGAACCAGCTACAAACAATAAGATACTCAATGGCTTAAAAGGGTTTAGAGCAAGAGTTACGCCGGTGATGGCAACATGAATATGTACTTTGATGATGGCGGTATGGATGATTTATATATTCATGAAGTAGTTGTAAAACGAAAAATGAAAAAGAAACAATCCTCCGGTAATTATGCAGAGGTAGAAGAAGATGTTTATGAGAATATGATTTGTCGTGTAACTACTAATTCTGCTGCTGATAATGAGAGGTTTAAGCGTGATAAACAAAATTTCGATACAACCTTTAAAATATATGCACCTGCTTCTTACAAAATTAAGCCTAATGATCGTATCCATTTCAAAAGTGAAGAATTAGGCGTTGATTATATGTTTGAAGTAAAAGGCGAACCGCGTAATCCTGCATTTATGAATCATCACATTGAGATTTATTGCGAAAAGGTATGATTATATATGGCAAATTCAGTAGAAATTGAGTACTCAAGCAATATGGAGCAAGTAAAGACGCATATTAATGCTATGTGTGTTGAAAAAGTTACAGCAGCATCTATTCATTTACAAAATCAAGTTAAGAAGAATCTCACAGGTAGCCGTAGCGGTAAGCAATACAAAATACCTCATACGAGTCGTAAATATACTGCTTCTAAACCAGGTGAAGCTCCTGCTGTTCGTACCGGTGATTTATTAAATTCGATTAAGTATAATGTCAAACGATCACAATCGGAAGTGTTAGGCGCAGTAGGAAGCGATTTAAAAAAAGCAATTTGGCTTGAAACTGGTACAAGTCATATGGAAGCCCGTCCATTCCTATTAAAAGCGTTTGAAAAAGAACGTAGAGAACTTAAAAGAATGATGGGAGGGTAATAGATGTCTAACGCTATTGCAGCTATTAGAATGCTTGTAGAGAAAGACGAAATAATAAAAGCTAATCTATCAGAGTATGGTGAAGGCGAGGACAAAGGGCCTGCTCTTTCATTCCAAACTGCACAAGATGATATGGAAATGCCTTATGTAGTTATGAGAATTGAAGCAGATAATCCGGATGATGTTGAAATTATAGATCGTTTGATTCTAAATTTCGATGTGTATTGTGATAATGGGGATTATGATAAGGCAAGATTAATTGCTACACGTATTGAGAAGTTACTAGATAGAGAAGTTGGTTTAAAAGATGATGGGATACTTTCTATACATCGTGCAGGGAAACTGCCGGTACCGGATGAAGACCCATCTATCATTCATATAAATGCGAAATTTCTTGTCCGAACCATGCGAACGGACTTGTATTAGGGGGTAGGACAAATGAGCTGGAAATTAATTAATGGTGTCCGTGAAGGGACTACAGATAATTTTGTTATCGGTCCTGGTGTCATGTACAAAGGATTTAAAAGTGTAAAAGAATTAGGTGAACTTGTAGGAGCGACTACAGGCGGAACTAAAGTGGGTTTTGATCGTGAGTATTATGATGCAGATATTGATGGTGTGCTAGGTAAAATGGTGCGTGGTAAGTGGTTATTAAAAGATGAACCACATGTAGAACTTACATTAGTAGAGTTTACAAAAGAAAACCTGCAGTTAGCTTTACCTGGGATGACGGTAGATAGTACAACTGAAACTGATTACGATATTATGAAACCTTCAAATGATATTCCTGATTCAAACTATCATGATATTGCACTCATTGGTATGATTTCGGGTAGTGAATTACCTGTTATATTCGTAATTCGTAATGCGATGGTTGTTTCTTCTATTGAGGTGGATCTGAAAGACGGTAAAGGAACGGTTGGTTTGAAATGTAAATTTATCGGTCATTACAGTGAATCTGCACCAACTACACCACCATACGAAATCTATTTACCAAAGAAAAAGAAAGCAACAGTACAAAAAGCACCGGCTACCGCATAAATGGTAGTCGGTTTTCTATTGCATAAAACGAGCTGAATACAAAAAAAGGAGCGGACAAAATGACTTCTATATTAGAAAAAATGATGAATACCGGTACAGAAATTACAATCTTAGGTGAAAAAGTAACGATGCGACGATTAAATGTAACGGACGTTTGGCGATTCGCTAAGATTATTTCGAAGGTTGGACGCAGCGCAATAGTTAACTTCGCTGATTTCGGTAAGGATAAGCAAGCAATGGATGAACTTACTAAAGCAGCAGAATCTCTTCCAGAAGAAGAAAAACAAGCACAATTAGTTGCCCTTAAAGAGAAGCAGCAACAAAAAGGATTAGAATTTGCTTTCCGTGTTCTAACGATGATCCCTGCTTGTGAGGATGATTTTACAGAGTTCTTTGCTAGTTTATTAAAAGTAAAAGCAGAAGAATTTAGACAGTTCCCTTCGGAAGCAATGGTTTCTGTTATTCAAGGATTACTGGAAAGTGAAGACTTAATGACTTTTTTCAACCAGGTCAAGGGACTCGTGAAAGTTCAGAGCGAGAAATGGAGCCAATCAGCAGCAGCGCCAATCCTAGCGTAAATGAAGATTCAGATGAATATTTAGAGGAAGCAGAACAAAATATGTTACGTGCTTTCGACAAGATACAAAAACGGTATGGATGGACAGATGATTATGTCTTATCTATACCGTATTCGCGTTTAATGGACCTGTTTTCTTTAATTGCACGAGAAGAGCAGCAAGAAGAACTAAATGAGTGGAAGAAGATGGCGTTCATTGGCTTTCAAACCCGTCAACTTGAAGAAGGTACTACTTTTAATGATTATCTTCAAGCCTTTGGACTAACGGACACCCAGGACGATAAAGAATCATCTTATGAAATGGGTGAAGTATGGACGAAAGAAGAGTGTGAAGCGCATGTTGCTCAAATCATGGCTCACTTCCAAGAAGACGATGAAGAATAAAATGGTTATCGGCCCCGTGAAAGGGGGTGCGTAAATGTTAGCTGAAATGTTCCAACTGTTCGGGACGATTGGTATTAAAGCAGAAGGCGCTTATAAAGATTTACAACAATTCGAAGATCGTGTACAAAAGACTGCGAATGGAATGCATGATAAATTCCAAAAGGCAGGGGAATCAATTAGTCATGTAGGTAACAAAATGAAAGATGTTGGTACAAACATGACAACGGGCGTTTCCTTACCTTTAGCTGGTATCGGTGCTGCCGCTGTAAAAGTGGCTTCTGACTTCGATACTTCTCAAAGAAACATCCAATCTTCTTTAGGTCTTACTGAAAAAGGTGCTGAAAACCTTGGTAAAATCGCAAAAGAAACTTGGAAAGATGGATTTGGCCAAAGTATTGAAGAAGTGGATCAGTCTCTTATAAAAGTGTATCAGAATATGAAAGACGTTCCTCACGAAGAATTAGAAGAAGCTACAAAAAGCGCTATGACATTGGGTAAAACATTTGATTCTGATATCAATGAAGTAACTCGTGGTGCAGGGCAGTTAATGAATCAGTTTGGTATTTCTTCAAAGGAAGCATTCGATTTATTTGCTACTGGTGGACAAGAAGGTTTGAACTATTCAAATGAAATGTTTGATAATGTGGCCGAATATGCTCCACTGTATAAACAAGCCGGCTTCTCTGCTAACGAGATGTTTACCATTATGGCAAACGGTACTCGTGATGGTAGTTATAATCTCGATTACATTAACGACCTTGTAAAAGAGTTCGGAATTCGGGTACAGGATGGTTCTAAAGGTGTATCTGATGCCTTTGCTGAAATGTCACCCCAAACACAAAAAGTCTGGGATAACTTTAACAAAGGTAAAGGAACTTCTGCAGATGTGTTTAATGCCGTCTTAGGTGATTTAGGTAAGATGGACGATAAAGTAAAAGCAAACCAACTCGGTGTTGCAGTATTCGGTAGATGATAAATTGTGCCGAATTAAAATCGCGGTATAAAGCAAAGAGGGTGCGAATCCTAATTTGAACCGAAGGCTATGCAAAGTGTAGTCAGGGGCAGAGCATAGAGGGTGAAAAGATATAATCCCTCCACGAGACCGCGACACTTTAATAGTGAAAACGTATGCCGAGCTTACATTAATATGAAGTGTAAGAAGTAAGGGATAAAAAGCCTTTACGATAACAAAATGACAAAATGGGAAGACATGGGTGCTCAAGCTGTCTTAGGTCTTAATAATGCAAATGGTGCGTTAGGCGATGTCGAGGGCACAATGGGAAAAATGCAGAAGACGCAGCAAGAAGCTTTTGGTGTTCGTTGGCAAAAGTTAATGCGTACTACAATGGCATCTTTAGAACCATTAGGACAAGCTATTTTAGATATTGCAGAAGTGGCACTCCCTCCAATTATTAAAGCGGTAGAAGTTGTTGCAAAGGCATTTAGTTCTATGCCTAAGCCAATTCAAATTGGTATTGTAGCAATTTTAGGTATGGTCGCTGTATTAGGTCCATTAGTCGCCATGATGGGCTTTATGACAAGTGGAGTTGGTGCATTTGTTGGTTCATTAAGATTCCTAGTACCAATACTCACTAAAGTACCATTATTATTTACAGGTATTCTTAAAGTCGGCCCTAAACTTATCGGTATGTTTGGTGGAATCGGGAAAGCCCTAGCGCTGTTGGGTAGATCCATGATGACCTTACTTATGAATCCCTGGACGATTGCCATACTAGCAATTGTAGGATTAGTATATCTAATTTATAAAAACTGGGATGACATCGTAAAATACACCAAAAAAGCAGTTAAATGGATTGGTGATGTCTGTTCTAAAGCTTGGGACGCAACTGTAAAAGGTGCAAAAAAGGCTTGGAATGGTTTAGGTAAGTTCTTCTCTGGATTTTGGAATGGTACGAAAAAACTTTTCAAATCTGCTTCATCATTTTTGGGTAAGGTCTTAGAAGAAGCTTGGAAATATATAAAACAAAGAATTGAATACAACATTAAAATTTGGAAAAACATATTCGAATTTGGATGGAATGCTATTAAATTTGTTTTTAATCTAGCATTAAGCGGTTTGAAAAAAATTGTAGATGGCACATGGAAATTCATTAAGAATAGTGTCCAAAAGGCAGTTGACACATGGAAGAAAATTTTTACTACTGGATGGAATGCTATTAAAAGAATTTTCTCTATGGCTTTAGCAATAATAAAGCAGTACGTAAAAACCGAATTCGAAAAAATGAAAAATACAATATCTAGTGTTTTTAACACGATTAAGGAAATTGTAAAAAAAGCCTGGGACGCAATTAAATCAACCTTTACTACAGTATTAAAATTCTTAAAAGATTTTGTGAAATCTTCTTGGGAATCTATTAAAGATACAATTTCTAGCGTTATGAACACAATTAAAAATGTGATTCAATCAGCTTGGAATTTTATAAAGTTTACAATCATTAATGCAGTTCGTGAATTTGTTGGGTTTGTAATTACTAATTTCAACAAATTATATAACACAATAACTGATGTTGTTGGCGGTATAAAAGAATTTATTGTTAGTAACTTTAAAACTATAAAGAAAGCAATCACTGGTGCATTTACAGGCGTTGTAGATACTGTAAAGGATGTATTCAGTAAAGTTGGTTCTATAGTAAAAAATGTAGCAAAAGATGCAGTTAGCTGGGGAAAAGATATTATCGCAGGTATCGGTGAAGGTATGTCCGGTATGGCAGATTGGCTTATAAAAAAAGCTAAAGGAGTTGTTTCGGGAATACCTAAAGCCGTATTAAAGTTCTTTGGTATCCAAAGCCCATCCCGGTTAATGATGGAATACGGGGGCTATATTACAGAAGGTCTTGGTGTAGGGATGGAAAAAATGATTCCTGCAGTAGACAAAGCTTCTGAACTATTAAATAAAGCTGTTGTTCCACCTAAACCAATGAAACTAGTAACCGATGTATCTAATCAAATTGGACAAATGGGCGCACGTTCTGCTGATCTAATCGGTAAAACTGCACATCCATTTGCTGGACAAACCCACGTTGAGAAGAAAACAGATAAAGGCGTATCAATTCAAAATGCTACATTTAAAGTCTCTGTTGAAAAACTACAATCTGCAGACGACTTTGTAAAAATGAGAAAGCTGCTACAAAACGTAGTTGCTGACGATCTAATGGGAATGGCGGTGCGAAATGTATGAGTATATTAAAAACATTGCATAGAAGAGGTGGTTCATACCATCTCTTAGGGGATGCAGCAGAAGTAAAAAATACAATACGATATACGATTAAATTCTCATGGCCAGGGACATATAACTTTTCGTTTTTGTCCCAGGTTCCTATTGGTTCTGATGGCATGTTACCAGATAAGTACTTTATCGTTCGGGTAAATGGTATTGAGAGATTTAGAGCAAGAGGACCTTATGACTGGGAAGCAAGAGAAATCTTTGTAGGTGCAGGGCCACAAACAATTGAATTTACAACAATCGGTTATGGTTCCTCTGACATAGCATATATACGCGACGTACATTACTATGCATTTGGGCATGTACCTAATATCGAAAAGATTGAACAAACAAAATTACCAAAATCACTAGATGGCTTAAAATTACATAATGTCATGCATGGATACCCGCGTTCTCAAAGTGCAGGTAGCAAAGGGTGTGAAGTGGAATTCACTGTACTATTTAAAGATATCAGTTATTGGCGTGATTTCATGAGGGAAATATACCGCCCTCATATTATTACTGGCGACTACGGTACCTACGGGGGTATAATTCAACCGAATGAAGTAGATTCAATACGAAAAGGAACGTTAGTCATAGCAAAATGTAAATTAACGTCCATGTCACAAGCAGGAGTAGGAGTTGATGGAATGTGAGAGAAGGATCTATTTCTTTAATTAGAATGTTGGGGAGCTATTTCCAAGTTGGGAATAACTCCCCTAATTTAATTGTTTATATGAAAAGAAGAGACTCTTCTTCTTACGTACAAATACAACATCGTGTAATAGGCTTAGAAGTGCAGGAGAACGCAGATCAGTTTGCTAGTACATTTACTATTACTTTTGCAAATGAATACGGTCAAATGGCTCCTGATAACTGGTATGGTAAGTTCTCTTCAATTCAAGAATGGTTTTATAACAGCGAGGTAACAAATACAAACCAACTATATCCGCAGACTGAATTTAAGGTGTCTATTGGCTACGGTGAAGAAGCTTTACCGTATATACATGGTTTTGTATCTGATGTGAAGGTAAATGCAGAAAGCGGTACGATTTCAGTAACCTGCACTACATCCTATAAGAAGGTTTTACATAAATCAGTAATTCCAACACCCGGTTCAGATGAAATTGTTGCACCTACCGGTAATGTTTATGATGTTGTGAAGTTCTTCTTCCAAAAAGCCGGAGTTGTCCTACACGGTAACAGAGTAAATATTCCTGGAACCAATCAGAGCTGGATTGTAGAAGGAGCTACCGGTAAGAGATTTCAAAAATGGGATGAAATTGTTCGCGATATTATAGATACAACATTCCACTATATTAAACACGAACCAGACGGAAGTTGTACATTTATGAAAATGCCAGACTATGCAATTAATGAACCTGCAAAGTTTAGTTTTAGAGAAGGGGAAAACCTTATCTCTTTAGATATGCAGCTAACTGATCAGGATATAAGTAATAGTATTGTTGTTAAATGTGGCGATTACGCAAACGGATTTCTTAATTCGTTTCTATTAAAAAATGTATCGCAGGGTGATTTACGAGAGGAAATGATAGAAGTACCCTGGGCAACAACATTCTTTGCAAGAAGAGCGGTTGCTGCAGCTTATCATTTAAAGGCAATTCAGAAGTTCAGAACATTAACAGTAGCAGTAGTTGGTGATCCAAGGATTCAATTATTTGATGTTATTTCTGTTTACAATAGAGATTCTGGTCAACAGTGGAATTACTTTGTTAAAGGGATTAATACAATGATTTCTGCAGACGATGGATTCTATCAAACTTTAGATTTAACTGTTAACTATGGGTATGAACCTGCTCCCTATACAGATATAACCGGTATTACAGTAAATGTAGATACATTACGTTTAAAACTTTGGGATTGGGATTTAGAGGATGGAGATTTATTAAATATTTACTGTAATGATAAGTTAGTTGAAGAAAATTATTTCATCCGGAACAATCCTACATATGTTGATATTCCACTAGAATATGGCGTGAATATTATCGTATTCGAAGCAGTTCGGAACCCTAAAGGGATTCTTACAGGACGTTTACAAGTACTGGATACGCAAAATAATATCTTGTTCGATTATGGTTCCTTACCAGATTTATCATTTCCTCGGGTAAATCAAGATGCAAATCACTATTATATCCAGCGTCCAGCCAAAACATGGTCTGTTACGCGCGTGAACTAGGGGTGATTCTATGATAATGCAAAAAAACTTATACGATCCAATCATGTATTTGATGAAAGGATTAATTGATAGGCAAATATATACCGGTGGTAAGCCAATGCCTGGGAATGACCCAAATGACGTATTTAAAGAAGGCATGACCGAAGGATATACACTTATTCGTGACGGTGCTCGTTTATCTGCAGTTGATGGAGATAAATATCTGCACTATGACTTAGCCTTTAATGCACACGGTATGCTAGAAAAGGTTCTTATCTCTCATAAAGTAACCGGAAAAGAGATGGAGATACAATTAATATACAATGCACAAAAGCAATTAGAGCGTGTGCAGCCGCGACTTCTTAATAAAGGTAACGGTATACTATCTGATTTACCAATTCCCGACGTGTCGTAATGATACACGGGAATTTTTTAATACAAGAAAAGGGTGATTGCTCTTGTTTGAAACAACCTATTTAGCCGGTGGCCGATTAGATCCACCTTTTCATCCGACTAAAACAGAACCATTCATACCTGGTTTCATTATGGATTCTACATCATTTAAAACAGATGAAGTGAAATATACATTACCTGCAGATATGGAGATTTACGCAATTAGTGTTAGTTCTTCCATTTACGAAGTAGATGATAAATGGGATTTCATCGTAAACGGGCAAACCGTTTGCCAAGATATTTATACAAAGCGGCTTCCGGAAGGGATGCACTTTATGGTTTATAAAGCAGTTAAAGCAGGAGACACAATTGTATTTCGATTCCATAACCAAGGAATTCTTGATAAAACTGTTTGGTTTGAATTGCACTTTTTAAGATAAGGAGGCGTACTGATGAGTTTTGCTGTTACCTATATGGCTGGTGGAAGATTCGACGCACCTTACTTCCCAACAAAAACAGAGCCATTCATACAAGGGCGAAGAATTGGTATACATGATGAAATTCATGTTGATAAGTTTTCATTACCATTCGAAACAGAAATGATTGCTTTTTCTGTTGCTGCTTCACATTACAGTGATTCGGACTATTGGCATTTATTTATAAACGGCCAACAAGTATTTAAAGAAGTTTATGTAAAAGATGTGCCGGAGGGATTTAATTTCTCCATTGTAAAGCCTATACCTGCTAATGCAGAACTAAAGTTTGAATACCACAATGCATCTGCAGAGAAAAAAGCTATATGGCTTAATTACCAACTACTAAGAGATTAGGAGCGTGAAATAGATGGCATACGTTGAAAAAATGTATACAGAAGGCGAATTCCAAGACGAAATTGTTAAATTGGTAATCGCTAACGGATGGAAGAAAGTAAAATCGTTTTTCAGAGCCGTTTATCCGGATTTAGACGTGAAATCCGACGATGATACAAAATTTGAATTCGGCATGAGTAAGCACATGCTAGTAAAGAACAATAGCGGTTCTATTTATGGAATTGCTCAAATTTCAAAATGGTCACTTAAAAAGTCAGAGATTAAATACAACTTCACAAATGAAGAAGGAAAGAAAGCTTTTGCTGAAGACGGTAAAAAACGTCTAGAAAGCGGTAAGGATCGTTCTTGTTTTTATGTTTACATGATTGAAAAAGAACCAAGCGTTGCTGAAGAAGGTGTACTTGTTCTTCCTTATGAATCTAATAAATTCGAAAAAGTATTATTAGATGTAGAATTAACCAAAATAACAGTTACTCCAAAAGTAAATAATGGTATATCTTACAAAGTTTACTCCTATGACGAAGCAGAGACACAAGTCATGATGTCCCCTTGGGTGAAAGTAACATTACGAAATACGAATTTACAAGGTATCGATGCTCAAACAAATTGGTGGCCGGATTCATTGGTACGGATTAATGGCCAAGTTGATGAAAGTCGCGTTGTGTTGTTAATACAAGCAGATAACACACCAGCTTTTGAAAATAATGTGGTTCCAGTTACGCCACTTTACATGGGCCAATTAGAAAGCTATGCAAATGATGATACATTAGGTGACGCTTTATGGGCGGGAACAGCCTTTGATACTGGAAACGAAGCAGCATCACACAAATTCGATTTTAACGATACGAAACCATATAGAAATGTAGAAAACTACATGCCTGTCATGAAGTCTTATCCACGTTCCCCTGGTAACGGTATTGATAACGTAATTATTAAACGTTCAAGATTAGGAGCAAGATATCAGGCTCATTTTATTGCTTGGAATGTAGCACCTAATGCAATGCCACCAGATCGCGTTGGCAAAGATGGCGGCCAATATTCACTAGCATGGCAATCACAAGATAATGACGAATACAAATATCAATTTAACCCGTCTGTTTATAGCAATAAAGTACATACTTCTCGTGCTTATATTGTTCATCCAGATGAAGGTGTACGTGGATATTTACCTTATATGATCCTATTGTCTCCGCTAGGTCTATTAAATGGCGATAGATTAAAAGTTAGAAAGAATACTTGTCCGGATTCACACGACATTTACAAATTCTTTAATGTAGATGCTATTTCACCAATTACAAAAAGACCTGCTACAGCATATCGTCCTGCTGGATTAGGTATTTTTGAGAAAACAGTATAAAGGAGTGTACATATATGTGGTTTGATAAAGTCGTATATTTACAAACATTACCGCAAGAATTAGAAAAACTATTTGCTGATAACGGTTGGAAACGAACGCTATTTTTCCAAATTAAGAGCGGCATTTCAAAATTTATTGATGTAAGGTTGTTTGAATCGTTAGGAAGCGATGGCGAACGTAGAAGATTCGGCATAGCAAATGCGTATGACACTGCTGATTCTGATTTCACTGATAGCCGGTTTATTTCTGCAGATTCTCCACTAGGTAAATTAGGGATGGGGGATGGAGTGAAGAAAGACTTCTCTATCCCTGTTTCTCCTGTTCTTGGCCCTTCTGTCATTGTATATGTAAATGGGTTTGAACAAGAAAAGAGTAAATATAAGGTGGATGCAACTACAGGAAAAGTAACATTCACTACCGCTATTGCAAAAGGCGATAAAGTAACATGCGAATACAGATTGGCTACCAACACATATGAGCCAAACAATGACATGCTGCTATTTACTTTCAATCGATACTTTATTGAAAAAGAGATCCTTTCCGGTGATAAATTAGGGGAATTAGGAAAAGGAAATGGAACGAAAAAGAACTTCGCATTGCCATTCCCTAACTTTGACGAAAGTAGGACCGTAGTTTACAAGGATAATACTATTGTTGATCCTAGCGAGTATTCATTCACTGAAACGGAAATTGTATTTAAAACCGCACCTGCAGCAGATACAACAATTAAGATTAGCGGTATTTATTTCTTATTACCAAAAGAAGACGGAACACTGGATACATTAACGGCAAAAACAAGTTTCGATGTTCAAAAGATGGAAAGTATTATGGGTGAAGTATATTCTACGATTAATTTTGTGAATCCATCGCCTTATACATCAATTAGTTTTACACCGGAGCAGCGTTTCTCTAAAGAATTAAATCGCGACTCTGTTGTTTATCTGTATGGGAATGCAAACAAGGACCGCTTAATTATGTTTATGCGTGTAGATCCAACACCAAATCCAGTTCGTGCATTATTTGTTCCGTTGTATATCGGAAAATTATATACATTCGATGTTGCACCAAGAAAAAACATGATTATTTTAAGCGGCTGCAGACCAGGCGACCAATTTGTATATTCACCAAATAAGAAAATCGGTAATGCGCCACTTGATTATGGTTCTGATACATCGAACGGAAATGAAACGGTTCAATTATCACAATCAAGTACAGGAGCCATGTACCAGCATCATTATTTAGCTTTCATTACTCATGATATGTCAGTAGATAGTGGACAAGGACGCTTTAATCCATCGGTTTATAGTGGTAAATATCATTTATCTCAAATTTATATTGTACATCCAAATGATGGCTATGTCGGAAAGCTAGATGATGTTTATGCAGTACATCCAAAGAACATCCAACAAGCCGATGAGCTAGAAATTGAAAAAACAGTTGTAGATGAAGTACTTGGACAAGGTGACGGACACCGCAAAGTATTTCATTTAGAACATAAGCCAAAGGGCGAAACGTTAAGATTATTCATTTCATGTAAAGAAGTAGAAAAAACAGATTATGTATACAATGCAGAAGATAAGACCGTTACATTTAACGAAGCACCGGTTATTGGTTCTGAAATCACAGGCGCTTATGAAATGGCTCAATTATATCGTTACACATTACCGACAACGCCCGTTTGTCCTATGACACAAGAGAAAGCAACACCATTTAATCCAATTGGTTTAGCAATCTACAAAGAAGATATTTAAGCATAAGGGGGTAGCAGAAGAATGAGTGAAAAAGTTTATTCTATTGCTTCCCCTTCTATATGTACCAAAGAAAAAAGTCATGTTGTTGTAGTTGGTTCTGGACCAGATCAGAATGAAAAAGTTTATTCTTTTTCTATTACACCAGCAAATACAGAAAATAAAAATGATGTTGATTATCCAATTTGCATTGCTCCTTATGCGAGATATAAGGCTGTTAAAGAAGATAACGCAGGAGTAACCGCTACAAAAGTAAGAGCAAAAGGGATTTTAACAGATGTTGTAGAAAATGCATTGCGACAAATAGAGGTAGAAGCCTACATTTCAAATACAACTGATTTTGATTTAAATCGAAATATAAATGTGGCCAACATTGAAATGCAGCATTCGCAACGAATGGACAGTATTTCTGTTCAACTAATTTCTACAGAAGCATCGCAACAACATAGACGAATTTTCGATATAAACCATATCGAAGGGGTAGAGAGCGAAAAACCAAACGAGATAGAGGCAATGGTACACGCTTCTGATGAAACAAGTCTTATAACGAATGAATATGAAGCTGCACCGATCATACAGCAGGATTTACTACAAGGTAAGTTACGTGAATTCGCTGCAGGTGTGGAAGTATTACCAGAATGGGTAAATGTTGCACGTATTGTATACGGTGAGGGTTTTTATAATGACCTTATGGCCGACAGAGTTACAACGGATTATGAAGCTGTATCAATGCATAATGAAACGAGCGAGATTGTTACCAGGGAGCTAAAAGCTACACATGCAGAGGTTACTTTATCTACTGCAGTGCCAAATATATTACCTGTATCCATTGCCGAAAATGAAACTGGTGATATACAGCAAAAAGAAATACTTCTTCATGCTCCAGCACAATTCGAATTTGGTACAAAAGAGCGAGAAATCAAAGGGATCATAGAAGAATTTGATTTGTTTAATGGTATGGGTATACCGGTTTATCTTCCGGATTATGATTTATTCGCTCGTATGCAAAGAGACATTGAAACGTCTATTGCTAAACAATATGAGTTGAATCGTGTAGGAGAAATTGAAAATGTGGACCTGCTTCCTTATGAAGATATTGAAAGCGCGTATTTAATTCGTACCATAGATGTAGCTCAAATTAACCTGGATCACTCTATTCGAGCAAAGGAACTTGCTGCAGATGTTATTACAAATAACGAAGTAAGCAAGAAAATAAATATATTTGATTCTGAAAGAAACGAATCCGCATCATTTACAAGAACAAAAGAACAGTATGCGAATGTAGATACAACACACACATTTGAACGTATCGTAGAAACACTTGATTCTGTTTATGCTGATCAACAAGAATTCGCAAATAAAGAAAATGTATTTACTGCAGCTATAGAGGTAGGACAAGAAGTTGAAAATACTTCACGGATATTATCTGTTAAAGACATTTCCGAAACTGACGATGCGAATAAATCGCAAAACATATTCGAGATACAGACAATTGTCACAGAAGAAGCAGAAAGGTTACATGAAATAAATGCCGGCATTACTGATGCAGATTATTCTCATCGTATCTTCAAAGAATTACAAGGCGTATCGCCAGAGGTTACATTTGCAGAAGTGAAAAATGAGCTACAAGCAACTGTAGTTGAACTGGAACAAGCTGATAAAGAAGATATTGCAGTACTTACACATGTTGATGAAATTTCTTTATTGGGGTTAAAAGAACGCGTACTTATTACTGATGTAAATACTGATGAAGTTGCCAATAAAACCGAAAAAGAATTTCAAGCTAACATAGAAGAGTTTGATTTATTTGAGGGCCTTGGTATTCCTGTATATCTTCCAGAATTCGATTTGTTCGGCCGTGTTCAAAAAGAACTAGAAACACGTATCGCCTTACTTAATGATTCATCTAAATCATTAAATGTGATGCAGATGAAACTAAATCAAACAATTGAATCTGAAAAAGCAATGAAAGAACATACAACTACAGTGATTGAAGAAGTGGCTTCTGACATTGTTCCAGTTACCTTAGATGCTGAACATATAACTTTAGATATTTCTTACAAACAAGATTCACAACAAGCCCTTATTACAGAGCAAGAAGCTTTTACCGGTATACGTGAATTTGAAGGCGGAATTATCTCTGATACAACGCTGGCTGATAAAGAAGTTATAACAAGAGATACAGATGTAATTGAAACTGCAGATGCAGCAAGGGAATCTGAACGATATGCAATCGTTAGTGAACAAGAATTATTAGAGCGACAGGCTATTGTAGACGTTGTGACTAACGAAGTAGATACATTCGATAGGGAACATGAATTAGAAAGCGTTACAGAGGAATATGAACGGTTTGAACGTATACCAGAACGAGAATCAGTTCTAGAGGATAATGAACTATTCAAAATGGAGAGAGTACTAGATACAGAAAAACCAGATGAATTAATAATCATCGAAAAGGAAAATGATGATCCGAAGTTATGGCTGCGACATAGTCGTCAATCTTGGTGGACAAATTCAAACTGGAAAAAAACAAGATAAGCAGGAGAGTATACAATGGCCAATCAATTAGGAAAAAGTCTACTAAACCCAGAATCCGGTTGGACACGAGAGTATTGTAGTTTAGCAAACGTAGGTCCAGGTAAGTTTTTTTACGATGTGCCACCATATGGCACTAGTAATGAACAGGATGGAAAATGGGATGTAGTGGGCGATGATAGAAATCTTACTAATGAAAGTGCCTGGTTTGTAGGGAGAAAAGAGGGCCGCACATTTTCATTTAAGTTTACTGGAACATCTTTGCGCATAATGCTTAAAAGATGGCATGAACACAGATTTAACATTGAAGTCAGTATTGATGGAACTAAGTTTACTGGTTCTGTTCCTGCTACTTCTAGTTCTTTTCATGTTTGTTTTGAAAGACTAGATTTAGTGAGAGGTGAGCATCTCGTTACAGTTACAGCAAAAGGCTCCGCTCTACCACCAGGAACACCTGGACTTATTTATACATTTTTAGCTGCTATTGATTACGCAGATTTAAGCGCTAAAGTTGGTGATGTATTAAAAGAACCGGAACCAGGTTGGAAACGGTTTGATGATATGGATAGCAATATTCGGTACACAGGACCTTGGTTTCATAATAGTAATGCGGTAGGTGACTCTAATAATACGTTGTCATACAAGAACTCAAATCATGGTACTGAACCTACAAAATGCGAGTTCGTATTTTCTGGAAAGGGAATTCGCATTATTTCTAAATACATCAATAGTACAAGTTATAGAAATCCAATAAAAATCACTATAGACGGTTCTTCTGAAACTTACACACTTTCTCCAAAATCAACTATTCTTCAATGTTTAGTTTATGAGAAATTGGACATTGAACCTGGAATTCATACAGTTGTAATTGAAGCTCAAGATAATATTAATGATGCTATTGACGTATTACAGGGAGAATTACTATCACCAGATTTAATTAAAAAGCCTAAAGTATCCTTGTATGAAAAAGAAAGCGGAAAAATATTTGTAGATGATTTTGATTCCGTAAATCCAAAATGGCTTATGTCACCATCAAATGCATTTAACAACGCTGTAAAAAAAGGATTCCTACGTATGAATCATTCTGTAGATAAAGACGTTATGCTATTAATTGACAGACCACAAGACAACTTTGCAATCCAAGTTATTGCGGATTATGCTCCTACAAAAGAAGGAGATGAAGGTGGCTTACTAATCTATCAAAACGAAAAGAATAAAGTGGAGTTTCTTGAATCCTATTCCGCTAATAGTTTACAAAGCAATAAAGAGTGGATGGCAATATGTAAAGAAGATCAATGGGACTTTTACACAAAGACAGATACATTTTTTGATTATGCGGATAACGATTCATTGGCAGCAAAAAGAATTGGTGTTGTTTTAAAAAGAGGAACTGCAGAGGGATTTGTACCGCTAGACATCAATAAATTTATTATGACAACAAGCAACATGTTACGTCTGCGCCAACTATATGAAAATTATAAGGTTGTATTAAAAGATACTGCAGATAATATCCTGTCTACTAACATTGTAGCTGCAGCTCATACAGGCATTGATATTCTACTTCCTTCTTTAGAGTTTGAGGGAATCATAGAAATATATGACGAGGAAAACGAACTGATAGCAAAGAAACACGCTACCTTTTACGGTGGGGATATGTATTGCATGGGTTCATCCCTGCAAATCAAAATGAATAGCGAAGAATTAAATACAACGGATCCAACGAACTTAGGTTACATGGTGAATAATGAGCGTATTGTAAAAATGACAATCGTAAATGATAACATCGGTGCTGCTACAAATATAAAACTATCCATTCAACAGTACATGGAGAAAGTCGGTTACACCTGGGCACGTATTTCATTAGATGGTACTAACTATTCAAATGAAATACAGATTGATTCAGTTGCTGCACAAGATACGCGTGATTTTTGGGTAAAAGTTGTGAAGGATACAAATTTCCTAGCATTCGAACCGATTTATTTTAATATTCATCTAAAACACAATTGAGGTGAATACAATATGGGAACTGTAATGAAATTATATAGATATACATCCGAAAGTGAGATTACACCATCAATCCTTATTGAGAGGAATATACAAATTACAATTGAACCAGGAAAAACTCTATATAATCCGCTGGATGTAGGTTGTAATAAATATGATCTTCGAACCATTCAAGTTACAAATGATTCGAACGTTGAAGCAATGTTATTTATGTACGATAAAAAAGAGAACGGGAATCAAATCTATAAAAGCTTATCCGAAAAAAGAACGTATGATATTTTATCCATTCCTTGCGAGGATAAAGACCATACAAACAAGGTACATCTTTATATAGAAAATAGGGGTGTGGCAACCTCTACTTTTAATGTTTCTATGAAAGCGATACGTTTAAGTTAAGGAGGAACATACAGAATGACAAATAAAATTTGTAAGTTACACAGACTAGAGCGAAGAGAAGTCTTTATGAAGATTATCGATGAAATGAAAAAGGCTGGATGGCAGCAATTAAATGTTGATGCGCCATCAAAAGATAAAATTTATGTCATGTACTCAAGCGGTAACGACGGTATGAAGAACCATTATATAGAGTTACGTCCATTTGATGCCGCTAATGCAAGTAGCCAAGATATTATAGCAGGTAATTATACCTATTTTGATATAAGAGATTCTGTTAATTCTGTTACTGATGCAAGCTTTAGATTAATTGAACGATATGATAAAGAGAAGGATGTTACCTTCGGAGGACCTGGTTCGTTCTATCCATTATGTTTTCATCAAGGGAAAACAACTAACAGCGTTAATGTTACTACTATTAGCAAACCAATTGCTATGGTGGATCTATATTTATACGTTGATAAAGACATTGTTATCTATTGTGTTTATGAAAACGATGATAATCTTCCAGAACGAAAAGGGAAGACTGTAATAGGATTATTTGGTATTCCAGATGAACTATATCAACAAGAACAATTCACACCTATATCTTCTCCTTTTAGTGTATTGGTGAGCGTTTGTCCAAAATGGGACCCTTATTCAGCACTGGTGGCTGCTAGAAGTAAACTTATATATGAGGGATTAAAAAATGTTTCTGTTCCTACTTTCATTTGGGATAAGGTATTTTTAAAGGCACCTTCTTTAGAAGGAAATATAATATTCACATCATTTTTCATGGGAGATAACATAGATGGATTAAGAGCAAAATTTGATGGCCTTTACACATATAGGGGTTCAAATTATGTAACTGGTGATATCGTTGAAATTTCTCAAGATGGAGAAGTCCAGAAATATAAATTATTTAACACCTACTACTCAAGTGTATGGAGTTCATTTTCAGAGTACAACATTGCATTAAGAGTAGAATAAGGCTGGTGATTTTATGACAATAAAAGGCATAATAATTCAACCAAAAACACTGTATCCAACGGTACAACGTAAACCACAAATACGCAAAGGCTCAAAATTAGAAATCAGTGACATGTATATTACAGGGGTGAGACAAACCACCACACGAAAAGGGGTTATGTTTAATTTCTCCCGAAACGAAAGTAAAACTACTGAAAAAGCAGTAATGAAACCACCACGTACTGAACCACTAGAATACGCGTGGAAGAAAATGAACATATAACTTTATCGAAATTGAGCGTGCTGCAGCAGGCTTTTTTATTTTAGTCAAAATTTGAAAGGAGGTGAGAACTTGGAAAGAATTCACGAACTCATCAAGGCATTGAATATAAGCGATGTTATTACAAGTACTCAATTTAAAGTAGGTGGTGCTATCGGTGGTGGATTAGGAACAATAATTAATTTGTTATACGGTAAAGCGAACTTAATTTGGATCTCGATTTACTGCTGGATTATCATGCTCGACTGGATTACTGGTAGTAAGGCTTCAAAACTAGATGGGACATACTCATCACAATATGGAATTGAGGGCATCACGAGAACCGTGGTGCTTTTATCATTACCAGCCCTTGCGCATTTATTTGATATTGCTCTTAAACTACCTGATTTCTTTTTCTTCATGGTAGTCGGTGGATTGAGTTACCACATTTTTAATAGTTTCGCAGCAAACTGTGCACGAATTGGCTGGGAAAAATGGATTCCTGCATGGTTATTAGAAAGTGTAGCATCCGAAATTCAAGCAAAAATCCAAAGAAGTGATGCACGAAAAGAAAAACATAATACCAAATAAAAAATACACGCCTTACATAAGGAGAGCATTGTCAAAAGACGGTGCTCTTTTTGTTTGGCAAAAAGGGGAAACACACAATGAAAAAACCAATTAAACTATTTAGCTCATTATTTATGACTCTATTACTCCTATTTTCGTTTGCTACGGCTTCTATTGCCGATAGAGTACTAATTATCCAAGACTTACCGAAACAAGCATATCGCTACGGGGTGGGCGCTTATGAGGGCGTTGTGGCACATAGTACAGCAACACCAGAAGCACCAGCGATTAACATTCGAAATTATGAAGCTAGAACATGGAGAAATGCATTTGTACATTATGCTGTAGATTGGAACGAAACAGTCCAAATTGCTGATACAAAATATGTTGCTTATGGTGCTGGACCAGCTGCAAATAAAAGATTTGTTCACGTAGAACTTTCTGAAGTTAGTAACCCAGATAAATTTAAATCTTCTTACGAGCGTTATGTAAAACTATTAGCTAAGATTTTAAAAGATAGAGGGATTCATCCAAGCAAAGGTTTATGGACACATAAAGATATTACTTACAAATTAGGTGGAACTGACCACGAAGATCCGATTGATTACCTTCGCAGTCACGGTGTATCAGAATCACAATTCAGAGCGGACGTACAAAAGGCATATGCAGGTGCAACAGTTACAGTTAAACCGAAACCACAAGAACCATCTCAAAACGTTGTAGGCGAAACAGGAGTAGCTTATATTGATGGGTTTAACGTAAACCTAAGAAGTGGACCATCAACAAATTATGGCGTTATCCGTCAATTAACTAAAGGGGAATCATATCAGGTATGGGGAAAACAAGGTGATTGGTTAAATCTTGGCGGTAACCAATGGATTTATAACAACCCATCTTACATTAAATATCAAGGGGAACAAACTACTACTTCAAGTTCTGTAGTAGGAAAACGTGTTGTTTCTAAAGTGGACGACCTTCGTTTCTATGACTCTGCTTCTTGGTCTGATAAAGATGTAGCAGGAACGGTAGATGAAGGGCTTGGATTTACTATTGATGCTAAAGTATCCGTTAATGGTTCACCACAATACAAGGTACACAACAGTAAAGGCGTAACATACTATATAACTGCAAATGAAGCCTATGTGTATGTGAAGTAG